CGAAGGTTGCAGATCCGTTCATCCTAATGCCATCGGCTTAGGTTACGCTCAACAGCGGGATGACATGTTCATCTATCTAGACAAAGATTTAGACATCTAAAAATAAAAACCCCCGGATTTCTCCAGGGGTTCGTTTCAGCATTGCACTGAAATTTAAGATTAGGACAAGAGCAAATTTTGCCCAATGCAATGTTTGCGTCCAGCGGAAATCAGGGGAGTTCCGTAGAGCAATTGCAACCAGCGGTAGCTGGTGTCAGTGACTGCGAGATCGTATTTGATCATCGAGCCTAATTGTTTCCAGCACAAAGCATCGACATCATGCATCAACAAGTATGCTTTGGCAGCGCCAGGAACATATTGGTTAATGTCGACGATGATTTGCGTAGCAGAACCAGCCAACGCAACACGTTGGATGAATTGCCAGTTGGAACCAGTTACACCCTTCGCAGAGCGGAAGATGTTTGCATACAAAGGCGCGCCCGTGTATGTGGGAGTTGCTTTAACGATTTGACCAGCGGCAACTGCTTGAGTGACTTCTGCAGACGGGAGAGTTTCTCCATCAGCATATACCAAACTCATTTTGTAGCCGTAAGTTCCAGCGTCGCCAGCAGCGAATTGCGAACTTGCATCCGACGCAACAGCCAAAGTCATCGTGGGAGCTGCGAAAGCAGATACAGACGAAGACATCGGAGCAACGCGGGGGCGGTTGAACAGACTCGGTTTGAAACGGAAATCCAACGAACCGGTGTGTTCTTTTACGCGTTTACCAGAAGTCAACGTTTCACCGGGGAGGGTGCGTTGTTTCAGGTAGTAATTGCGTGAGAAAACTGAATGGAGATCAGTACCTAAGTACATATCCATTGCCATACCGAAGTTGTTCACGTTCGTCAGAGCCAAACGCTCAGCCGCAACGTCATCGAGAACTGCGCGGAAATCGATGATAACGTCGTCAGTAGCGCCTACTGCATCGTAACCAGCGAAAGCCGTCGACTTATATTGACCAGATACCGATTTTGCACGGATCTGAGCGTCAACACCATCATACTCTAAAGAGCTGATGCTGGAATCTGCTTCGAACATTGCGCGTTCGTTGCGAGCCAGTAACTCAACAGTTTTGTTTTTAACTTCGCGAGCGATAACCGGACCGTGAGCCGCTTGGATCAAAGTCAAGTTGTGCTGAACTTGTCCTTGAGTTCCCAAGTATTTCACTTGGATGAATTCGCGGTCATAGTTAGCATCTGTCGACTGGGGCGTTCCGCCCATGTTGAAGAAGGGGCTAACTTCTTGGCCGTAAGAATTCTGAACGTTGTACTCGTGTACCGTCTGAGTGACGCGTTCTTTGATGATGTCTTTCCAGAGCTTGAGATGTTCAAGACCGAAAGTGACGAGTTTCAATGTACGATCCAGATCTTCGACTGCAAGAGCCGAACCACCGGTCAACGAACCGGGAGCGGTCGTACCATAGTTTTGTGCGATAGACAATGCTTTTTGAAGAGCATCGACTTTCTGAGCGTCCATCGAGCCGAAGCCAGTGATGGAAGGATCATTCGCAACTTGATTGAGAATGTTGTTCATTTATTTACTCCTAAGAAGTAAAATGAGGTTTATGTTTTTTGTTATCTGGTTTTTTGTAAATTGGGTGTTAAACTTTAAAACAAAACCCAATCGAACTAACAATTGGGCTATTAAAATATTATAGCAAGTTTACCCTTGCAACTTCTTTTCGATCATAGCACGGTGCTGAGAATTCAACACGGTACCAGTGTTATCGATCTCAATAACTGCGTCCATCGGGATCTGACCAGCTTTAAACAAAGCTTCAGCGGCATCTAAGATCTCAGCTTTACTGAAACTGTCGCCACCGTGACCAGGAACTTTTTCTTGAGATTTTTCAAGAACTTCAATCGAAGTCACAGACTTGGATTGGCGGGGTTGACCGGCGATAGCTTTCAGCATAGCGCCTTGTTCAGACAACGACTTACGGAGTTCTTCGTTCTCTTTACGAACAGTCCCAAGAGCCGATTCAACAGCAGACTTAATAAGATTCTGTTGTTCAACTTTTTTCAAGTCTTCAGCTTTACGAAGATCTTCTTGAGCTTGTTTAGCTTTAGCATCTGCATCAGCTTTTTTCAAAGCTTGATACTCAGCAAATTCTTCGTCAGTCAACGATTTTGACAAACGAGGATCTTTCATGGAAGGGTGCGTTCCCATGTGTCCTTTTTCAGAAATTTGGCTGATCGAAGGAGCTTGCTTACCGGCTTCTTTGTTCTCTTCTTCTTTTTGCTCAGCTTGAACAGCGTCATAGCCTTTAGCAGGATTGCCATCAGTGTCTTTGTTCGGAACGTCGTGATCGTCTTTGGGACGTCCAGCGCCACGCGAAGCATCGTCTTCTGACCCAGGGACTTCAGCCATTACCTTGTCGGCAGTGGTTTTTGAAGCGTGAGAAACATCCAGGTCACCTTTAATGACAGGTTCGGCGAAGAAATCTTCTACCAACGAGTCAATTGATTTAGTCAATTCGTCCATTGTTTACTCCAGTTAAAATTACGACATTTGTCCGGCAGCTTGCATAGCCGCGAGGATTGCATTGATTGTGACCTTGTTAGCATTTGCGAGAGCAATTGCTGTTGCAAGATCCGTTGCGTCAGCTACAACTACGTTTGCAACGTGAGCGGCAACACCTGCGTCTGCAATCATTTCTGCAGCGGCAGCTTTATCGGGGATTGCAATCTTGATCATCGCTTGCAATTTTTTGGACATAGCCATTGTATTACTCCTGAGGGAAGAGAACTAATAGTAGTATTGTAACAAAAATATAGTTACTTATTTAGAGAGCGGAAGCTAGTTCTTACTCAACCGTTCATTTGCAGCCGTCCACAATTGGGTGCGGTTTAACGTCGGATGCAGAAGACGAAGCTCAGCGATTGTTTCTTCCATAGATTTGGAAGCTTTGGTGATCTCTACTTCCGAATCAAGCTCTTCGAAAGTAGTTGACATACGATCTTTAACCGCTGTCCAGATTTCTTCTCTAGTGTTTTGGGGATATAACTGTTGAAGTTTGTTCATCATTTCGCCCATCTGAGATTTATACATCTCTTTGGACAATTTCTTGAGCTTCTTTTTCTTAGGTTTTTCAGCCATGTCAGAAACAGACAAAGCGTCCCCGCCAGTTCTAGTGTTGGGTGCAACGTTACCAGCTCCGATGCTCAATGCTTTTTCAACGATTTGAAGTACTTGAGTTGCTGTAAATGTAGCTATCTCGTCCGACTTTACTACAGTTTCTGTCGGTTGCGCATTGGTTTGACCTGCAGAATCGAACTCTACTTCTGATGCATTAAACGACTTGATTATGTCCGCGTAGGTGTCTTGGTTTACAGGGTTCATAGTGATGGCTACGTTTTTCACGATGCAACGTCTGATGATGCTCTTGTTAAAGGGGTCACGTTCGATGACTTTGCCTTCAACCGACATACCGACTCTACCTTTATCCGACTTACCTAAAGAAGTCATGATCTCATAAACGGCTTTAGCTTTAGTGTGGTTTTTAAAAAGTCGACCAGAGACGAACATTCCTTGCGGAGTCTTTTGATACCCATCCAGGATTCCGATGGTGGATTCCGGAGAATTGTCGTGGTCAAAGTTAAAGAACCCTTTGCCTTTGGCAATAGGGGTTGCGTCGATACCTTCAGGCAAAATAACTTCACCTTGGCGGTCAACGGCGTTTGACGAGGCGAGTCCTGAGACTTTCCAATCGCCATCTGCACCCTTAGTGATTTCAGCGGGCATTACAAATTTAAAAGTGTCTTCCATAAAACAATTATATCTTGGTGGCTATATTATTCGTTTGTGTCGTCAGATCCGACTGGGATTGGATCTATGACCGGCATTCCAACCTGTTCTTCATAGTCCTGGGAAAGTAGTTCTCTGGCGTGATTGGCCTTGAGAGCTTCTATAAGTTCTGCCATAGCAGTTTTCAACATAAAATGAGTTTTGGTATTTGACCAACCCATAAGATCGGCGATCTCGGATTGAACCAATTCGGGCATAGAACCATCTGGT